TACCCGGTCCGTTGTGTGCTGTGAACGGCGGGACTGTGATACTCACCGGCGTCTTGATGTCGTACCCGGCATCTAAGATGTGCGCCCGTTCCGGCATGAATGCTCCCTTGTCTAATTTCACTCTCATTTCTTCAGTGTCCTCCCTTGCTGTTGATAACGCATCCATCCTTCCAGATGCGTCAGTGCTTTCCTATCCTCTTCGTATTCCTTTGTTTCCTTCTGCTGTTCCGCCTTCCAGCGTTTATACCTGACACAATGCGAATGACAACCCGGCTTGCGGTCTTGACAGTCCTTGCAGGGTGCTACTGTCATCATTTCACGCCCCTTCCTTCTATTGCCCGACTGACATCATGCGTCAACCAGTCGAATACAAGCTCCTGTCTGTCCGACTGATATCTTTCCGACAGAGTGCCGGTATCCTTCACGAACTGATCCCAGACTTCTGACACGTTCGGGGACTGAATGAATTTATAGATCATCCCCGCCATCTCAATGGCGAAACAGGCATCTGTGTTACACTTTTTTGCGTCCGCCCACAGCTTCGAGACTATTCCGTACACTCTCCGTTTCTCTTTTTCGTCCATGTCCTCCCCTCTTTTCCTGTCCGATCAGGTCCATTCGGGCCCGTTTTAGTCCGTTTTTGCCCTAAAATACCCCAAATGTGTAACAAGGTGTAACAAAGGTGTAACAGTAAAAACCCTTATAAAATAAGGCTTCATGGCACTTTGTTACACCGTTACACCTGTTACACCGATTTTTTCCTCGCGCGTGAGGACGAAAAAATCAATTTAAATTTTTTTCTCTCAAAAAATAAAAGTGGGTGTTTTTGGGTGTAACAGGTGTAACGTGTAACAGATTTCACTCAAAAGGCAGCTCGTCCGGCAGGGTATCCACCGACATAAAACCGTTCTCATCGATGTCTTCATCTGTTATCAGAATCCCCACCATCCTCTTGACGATGCCATCGATCCGTCTGACCGTTGCCGTCTTGCCATCCGGGCCCGGCGTGATCCGCCCGTGATTTATCATCCAGGACTCGGCAGCCTTACGAGAAAATCCGCCGTCCTTGCAGATCTGTGTGAGCGCCTGCGGATATAACCACACTGTCCGCCGGTCTTTGGTCTCTTCGATCATCCCCCAGTGCTCGCAATTGACCTCTGAGTTAAACCGCTGTTCATTCATCTCGACCTTCTCACAGATGAAGTCATACGCTCTCTGACCGTCTGACACTTCGTTCTTGTCTGTCAGAATCTTCTTTGCTTCATCCATCGTGATCCGCACGCCATCCTTGAAGATGTACTTCTCTGCGATTTCGTCCGCGAGCATAATAACCGCAAGTGATATCGACTGTTTTTGCATCTGCTCAAGCTTCGAGATGTCGGCGAAATATCCGTCATACATCTGTTTAAGTTTGTCTTTTCCTATTTCGCACACTGCATTGACGAACACCAGCCCGGCGTGCCCGAAGTTAGACTTCAGGACCTCAGCGGTCTTCTGCGGGTCCTGGTAGATATGACTCCCGCACTGGACCTCAAGAATACGGTTCATGGCCCCACCCTGAGTTGTGTATCCTGATAACGGACGTTCGCCATTTGTCAGAATAATATTCCTCCAATGATTCTCACGAACCGCACCGAGATCTTTGTTTGATCGGCTCTTTCCTTTGCCGGAACATAAGTCATACACAAACCCCTCGAAGTTATCCGCAATCCGCTTACTGACTTTTGACGTATCATCGAGGATCATTGGAAGATTCGATAGCATATCAGCTTTTGTTTCGAGTGCGACCTCTGTCGCTTTGAAATCTCCGATGTACCGCGATTCATTCGGATCTGCCCAGACGGACGCCGCGAGCATGAGCGTTACGGTCTTGCCGCCCTCTGTATCGCCCCATAAGTCCACGATGCAACACAGAGCACCGAGCCGTTCCAAAAGGACACTCCCGAACGAGGCTGCGAGCATGATCTTGATTTCAGGTCGGTTCGTCTTCCGGAGTTCCCGGACATGATCCAGCCAAACATCAAAGCTTCCTTCTCCCCGGATGGCATCCCGGATATTTCCGAATCGCTTATCTCCGTCAAATATGATTCCGTCTTCATACGGAATGAAATGATCCGTACCCTTGAACCATCCAAGTTTTGAAGTGCTTATTTCTGTCGCAATGGTATCGGTGTTTAAGCTGTCCAGTTCTGACAGATATTTCACAACTAGTTTTGCTGTTTCGGATGTTACTGGGACATCATAATCTGCAAGTGATACGATCTTAGACGCCGAAGAGATAATCGACTTTGGTACTTTGACGGATGTCCAGAAACCATTTCGGGCCCATGCCACTTCTACCTGCGTGACGCCTGTCTCAGCGTTTTTGTATCGCCCGATGATCGTGATCGGATCATAACTCGCGATCTGATCGAATCCTCCGGACGTTTGCGACCATACACCGCCCATGTCGGCGAACCATGCACCACATCTCAGATTGCCTAATCGATCCACATCTGGATGCTGTTTTAAGAACTCCGAGTTAAAGACAAAACTTGTTTCAAGGTCCAGTGGAAGACTTGCACTCTTTGTATTAGCCTTCCCCTCCGCCGCCTTTTTTGCCTCCTGGAACTGCTTCATATACTCCTTCAGAAGTCCACGAACCACTCCGAGACATCCGAGAGATTTCGCCCGGTTCTCAAGTGCAGCTATCTGTTTTGCCCTCTCGGAAATGTTAGGTATTTCAATTATTCCCGTGTATACGGACTCATCAAGAATCCCCGTTCTATCCAGATCCTGATAGTCCATGCAGCGTTCCTCCCTCTTTTATTCATCGTAAAATCCCGCGTGACGCTTCAAACGCTCAAGCCGATCCATTTCCTCACACCACTCATTAGAGAGCGGCTCTAGCGCGTCTAAACGCTTCTGACAGGAATCTATGTCGTTCAGTTCCTTCCGTCTGCGCTCTTTCGCTTTTTCCTCTGCCCAACGTTTGCGGGCCTGTGCTTCATTACTCTCCCGGATCCTCATCCGCTGCAGCGGTGTCATCTTGTCATATACTCCGCCGAGTTTAATGAATGCCGTCTTGAAGTCCACGTCATCCATCCTCTCCACGAATGTGAAAACATCCCCTGTTGCATGGCATCCGTAGCAGTAATATGAATCTTTGTAGACCTTCATTGATGGAGTTCTGTCACCAGAATGAAATGGACAATGTGCAAATCCAGCTCTATTGACCTGAATACCATACTGCCTGAACAGTTCAGCCATCGGCAGGCTGCGTTTGATCTCCTCGCTCGTCATATTCGCCTCTTGTTAGTCTCTCTTTCATATCCCGATATAAGATCTCTTTTATGAGTTCTCCGGAAGTCTCAGCTTTACAGAATACCGGCGTCATGTCATACCGGACCGACCACGCGATCAGGGACGCCATGAACGCGGAAGGGTTGTATTTGCTTCTGTATCTGTGTCTGATAATGGCCTCATAAGATCCCTCTTCTACCAGAAGATAGACCTTTGCCCCTGCAGCCCTTGCCCGTTCGAATTCCCGGCGGAACCGATCCCGCCCGCGAGTAAAGCACATTGCTAATTCATCGAGTGATTGCTTTCGCTCTATCGCGCATGGCGGGTTGATTGGTTCTTCTGGTTGATGCAATCGCGATCCGTCCGGGAATGTCACATTGCAGGCGTAGTCACAGTATTCGAGTTTGTCACGTTCAACAGGTACTCCCATAGATTTGTACCGTTTCCGCGCCTGCCCTGTTTCATGTTCCCGAGTGTCATATATCACGCTGAAACTTTTCAGAGTCTCATCTATCTCGAATGGTGTCATGCAAATGGCAGCTCTTCTTCGATGCCTTCAGGGATATTCATGAAGTCTTCCGTGCCGGATCCGCCAGTCGGTTGCCCTGAAGGTGTCTTCAGTTTGTCCTGCGGCATCTGTCCGGCCTTGCCCTGCCTGACATCCTCAGCAACACAAGTCCAATTCATGCGAGTGTGATCGTAGATCTTGCCGTTATATTCGCTCTGCTCGATCCTGAACTTGCCGCCAATCAGCTTATTCTTCAGCGTTGCGAGATCTCCGTTAAACCTGAAACCGTTGTTGCTATCTTCCAGATCTGCAAAGAAGCTGTTCCAGTTCGTCCAGACATAATCCTTAGAGTTATCATTAGGGACATTCAGATTGAAGTATCCATCAATAGGCCACTTCCGATCCTCACTCTTATTGTTGTCATAGATCTTCTGGAAGAAACCGGCATACTCACCTTCGGCGATGTCAATCCCCAGCTTCAGGTACTTGTCCTTTGACGGCCATTCGTCTTCCCGGGCGTACAGGATCTTGACCACATACGCCCCTTTCGGGAGCTGCTCGAATGATTTGCGGCGTTTGTTTTTGTCGTAGGTTGGTAAACTCATATAATTAACCCCTTTCTTTTATTTTTGCCTCGTTGACAGGTGTTTCGCCGTATTCGAATCTGGCTTGACGCGCCAGTGAATATGAATTGAATGTATTTCGATTAAATTCTTCTTGATCGGCTATAAAATCCTCCATCGTTCCGCCTTGTTCCATCCAATTTTTAAGACCTTTCTTGTAACGTAATTCTTCGTCTGAAACTGCTTTTATTCCTTTTTTTTGTTCGACTACATAATATTTACAGCCCTGATAATCAGCGCCTGATATATTTCCATTTAGTCCATTGCTATCGTATTTGTCATAAAAAAACCACCACCCCCAAACAACAGAATCAGCTTTCCAATATAGAATCGGGAAATGCCATAATCCCCCATCCGGACTTTTTCCCAATGGAATGTCTGAGAGAATAAGTATTTGCTTTATAGGCCCGCCCCACACAATTGCGTTTTCGCATTTATCCAATATTTCTTGAAGCCCCTGTTCTGTATCTCGTTTCACTTCCACATGTAAATCGAAATCTGGCAAATAGAAATCTGGAAGGTATGCTTTACCGTTTAATGCATAACCTTGAGGTTCGTATTCGTAACGTATTTCTGCATTGTCAAAAAACACAGCCCACCTAGCTTCCAATCGGCTCCGGAAGCGATACCCGTTATAGAATGTCTCTATAGGTTTTATATCCATCTCGGTCCCTCCATCACGATCCAGCCAACGGCGTCATTCCGTAGTATTCCCGAATAGTGGTATCGACCGCTTTCAGATCATTCGGGATCTTAATCTCAAACATTCCCTCCGGGCTCTTGGCCGTGCTGGTTCCATTGCTCTGCGTCCAGAATTCATGATCCGCGCAGTACAGAACAATATCAAAGCAACCTTCGACCGTGAGCTTCTCATCAAGCATCTTCCCGATCGTCTTGACCTTCTCGCGCCCATCCGAATCAGCTTCAGAGTGATGCAAGAAATAAACGATCTTGTCATCGTCTTCGAGTTCATTCACAAAATGAATCAGGTTCCTGAAGTTTTTAGCCATGTCCGTGAATTTGTCGTATCCGCGCTCTCCGGAGCGATCAAACATCTCGTTAACCAGAAGGTACTGTGAATCATCAATAACAAGTGATTTCGTTTTGCTAGTCTTGATGACTCTCTCGATCCAGGCATACCGAGCCGCGTTCATTCTTCTGAAATCATCTATCTGTCCACCGCTGTATGTTCCGCCCAGATCCTCAACAATCTGTTTGACAGTGTCAGGGCTGAAGCTCTTTGGAACTCTTGCCACCTTCAGATCCGTCTTGAATGGCAACCGCCCTTTTTCAATTGATAAGATTCCTACTTCATCAGGTTTGAAATTCTTCAGACTGTAAGTCTTGCCTGAACTACTCCGTCCTGTAACCATTACCGGAAGTGCCATGTTCATTCCTCCTTATCAAACACGATCAGTTCGTTCTCGATCGCCTGCCGGATGATCTCCGAAGCGACTGAGCCGATACTACTGGTTGTTTCGTTCGCAATATCCACCAATCTGTTATAGACTTCGGGCTTGATCCGGATCACTGCCGCTTGTCCCGGCAGCAGATAGGCCGCCTTTTTTGCCCTGAGATGGATCTTTTCATTTCTGTCTTTCATAATTCCTCTCTCGCTCTCTTTTCTGCTTTCATTACTTCCGGCAGATCTCCGGGCTTAAGCTTTCGGAATGGGCAGGGATGGTTCTCACCGTATCCAGTTGTATTGGTTAAGCGCGAGCATCTAAACACCGTCCTGCCTTTCGCTAATGGATATGATTCCCTATAGCAACAGAATTCCCTTTGCATGGGACATTTCGGGTGATTCTGTTCCTGTGCAGCCATGTCAATCACCTTCTTTCAATGGCGTTGCTGTATGGAGATCTGACAGGAAATCCGACACGATATCTTGCAAGAGTCCCGGCTTTATAGCGTGAACCGCTTTGTTTACGCAGTCCTCACACATACAGGTTTCAATGTCATCGGGATCGTACTGGTAACAATACTCATCCCAGATCTGCTTGTCGCATACCTGGCAGACTGGAAGACTTTCTTTTGTCTGTCGTTCGCACTGGTTGTAATATCTTTCAGCATCCAGTACCGGGTTATCAGTCCACATCATGACGTCCTCCCAGTCCCACGATCGCCCGGATCACCTGAGCAAGTAATATATCCGGAATGTCATTCACTTCCAGAACGTCCACAACTGCATTCAATAGGGCGATGGCGTGGACGCCTTCGAAATATTCCCCTACTGGAATCGTCACAGTTCTTTCGTTTTCCATCACATCACCTCATTCTTTATCTTGTAGATCCTCGAGATATTAGCGCCTGTCTTTTCTGATATCGCCTTGACCGACATGCCATCTTTCAACATACCCGCAACGACCATCTTTAAGTCCGGATTGCTTGACGATGTTTTCTTCTTAGGTGTATGCTTTACATGAGTTTTATTTTCTTTTGATACCGTGCTTGTCTCTGTTGGCGCAGGGACAGGCA